GATAAGCCTGAACATCGGACATAGCTTTTATCACACCAATTTGCTTCACCGGCATAAGTGCATTCAGTACCTTTAAAATTCCAAGGACATGTTGCAGACATTGAGCGAAGAGGCTTTTTGCGCCATAGCACTAATTCATTAACAATAGTGATTCCGACTTTATCTTCTTCAATTTCCCAATCTCCTAGCAAACCAATAAAAATTGCTTCTAAACCAATTGGCTGGTGGGTAGATACATCTATCATACCGAGATATATAGTAACAGGTTTATTTCGGCAATCTTGTGATAACAATAGTTGTGAAAAAGCACAGTCTGCATTGCCGATTTCTAAATTCACATTATCAACAGATCCTGCTGATGCATAATTAATATTTGACACTTTAATGTCGAGTGGCAAATAACGATTTCCACCTGAATGCACTGGCCGGTCACAATCTGAATAATACAAAGTTGATGAAAACTCTAACTTTAAAGCAATGAAAAAAGAAAACTGTTCTTTTTCTAATTCAGCAGAAATACTAGTACTGTAATTTTTCATGTTGAAGGACCAAGTCCCGTTAATTCAATCCCAATTTTATATAGATTATATTCAAATAATGATCGTGACATTTCATCATTGGCAAATCTACATCTAACTTTCAGGTGCCCATCACCGCTCACTGTAATAACGGCCCCACTAGAAGGAGCACCTACAGTGTGCAAAATATCTTCACCATTTGCTCCGTTCGTAGATGAAATAGACCATGCTGAAGTTGATTGCGGAGAACCATTATAATAAATAGCTGTAATAGTTGAATGTTTGCATGGTAGATTGAATGCTGATGAGGCTCCATCAGCCGTAGCTACATATTCACTAGATAAAGAATAAGATTTATTGTCTGCTTCACCAACAAAATAATAAAATGCTTCATAAGAGCCTTGACGAGCACTATAAAAATTCCAAAGAGTATTTGCTTCTGTTAGTGTCAAAGCATTAAACTGCAAAGAAATATCATAACGCGGAGCTGTCCACTTTGCTCGACGCTGTTCATTGCCAGAATCAAACAAAGATATCACAGTTCTAAACTTTTGCTTTACAACTTGTTCGTAACTCGGTACGGGATCTGTAGGGAATACTGCCATTATGCCTTACCTCAGTGTGTCTTTAATCGTGTAACGAATTGATGTATTGCCTTTTAGTGCTTGTTCTAGTGGCCCAAGAAATGCTCCAGGATTGCGTTTGCATAGATCCATGAAAGATAAAGCATCAACTGCTGAAATGAATACATTGACTGTTTGTCCCGTTTCTTTTTCTTGTAAGAATGATTCAGTTTCTTGATCTTTGACAACTTTCGTTTTCTTAGGCAATACAATTTCACCTTTTTCAAGAATAGAAAGAACCTCATTCGGAGCTAACCCACTATGAAAACGTGGAATGTATGCTGAAGCCGATCCAGCAACCCCGCCTTTATGCAACATTCCTAATGCAGCTTCATTGCCACCGAGTGACCAAATATCATAAAGTGATTTTCCGCGGCTCATAATACCACCGAGGCTTTCAACCCAATCAAAGCCTTGTCCGCCACTGCCGAATCCAGCTAAGCCTCCACTCGCTGATTTAGACTGGAATGCTTCTTTTAAGTGACGAGCCATAGGCTCAAGAATTGCCATTTGGACAAACATACGAGTTAAATCTTTTAACACAGCTTTGATGAAATCTTGAAATTCAAATTTTCCAGTTTCAATGAAATCCATTAAATAATTTTCCATCGTTTGAAAAGTCTTTTTAGTGAAATCGGCCATTAATGTGCCTTGATTTTGCCATTCACTTGACATTTCAGAAAGTGCTGCTATAGCTCCAGTAGTAGAATCTTGTTGGATCTTTGCAATGTTAGTAAGATTTTCTATATGGCGTTCATCTTTTTCAATTAAATCAGCAATGATTGCCGCTTGTTTTTGTTCTTTATCAGTAGTGCCGACAATAGTTGCAGCTAAAATCTTATAACCTGTAATGCGATTCTGTAGATCATTTATTTCTTGTGCAATTTCTTCTCGCCTAGTAATGAAAGGCCGTTGCAACCCGAGTATGTGTTGTCGCCTTTCATATTCTTCTGTTTCAGATTTCAATGCTTCATCTGTTGCCTTTATAGCATAAGCTAGATCCTCTTCCTCGCGAATTAATTGAATCACTCGGTTACGATATTGATCAATCACAGGTATTAAGCGAAGAATTTCTCCAGCATGATTAGGAATAGCTACGGCTGCTGCTTCTAGTTTTGCTTTATAATCATTGTATCGCTTATTAACTTCCGATATTTTTTTATCCCACTCTGTTAAAGAATCATTATATTTGCTTTGATCAGCAGTCATAGCATCGAGCATGGTTGCCCACTGTGCTTTGAATCTAGCCCATTCTTCTATCTGTGCTTGTGATTCAGGTGGCTTGAATTTCAGCATCGGTGGTTTCATATCAGGAATTTTTTTATCACTAAAATCCCATAACCTTTTTGTAGCATCCCAAGCTGCATCAATATTGTCCTGCATTTCTTCTTTGATCTGAGCAAGAGGCTTTGCAGATTTAAACTTAAAGCTAATCGTCTTGTCTGACGGAAGTCCCATAAAATCAGTAATCTTTTTTATCCACCAACCCAATGCAGTTTTAGGTTCTTGGTTAATCAGATCATCCATCATACTATTCCAAGTAGTTTTTAAAACTTCAATTGCTGCAACAGCAACATAAATAATTTGAGTGAAACCTAAAACTGAAGTTGTAATAACTCTTAAAGCAAACCCAACTACTTGACCAACATATTCCCATAGTTTAGAACGTACAGCTAAAATACTTAGTGCATCAGCAACTGCTACAAGAGCTTTAGACATACCAGAAAACAGTTGAACACGATTTGCTTGGAACCAGAAATCCATTTTCTTCCATGCTTGTTCAACGGCTTCAGCGCGGCGTACTAATTCTGGCGACAAGACACCCCTAATTCTATCTGCTTCCTTGAGCCATTCTTGCAATTGTTTTTTGCCTTGATTCAGCACAGGGATCATATCAGCACCAGCTCTGCCAAAGAGTGCCATAGCAAAAGCTGATTTCGTAGTATCATTCGGCATTCTTTCAAAAACAGATGCTAATTCTAGCAATATTGTTTCATTACTTTTTAGATATCCGCTAGAATCTTTCACGCTAATTCCGAGCTGACGATATACATCTTGCGCTCGCCCCGTGTTTTGCGAGGCCATGAGCATTTGCCTGTCAAGCTGACGAATGCCTCTAGTTAGTGTTGTAACTTCAACATCCGCCAGCTTGGCTGCATATTGCCATTGTTTGAATTGCTGGACAGTCATACCAACTGTTTGGGCTTGCCGTTCCATTGCCTGAATGCTTGCACTTGTTTCACGTGTGAAAGCAGCTAAACCAGCTACTGACAATCCAACACCGATTCCAGTTAGAATCTTAGTGGCTCCTGTTGCAAATTTCTGCAACATTGCTTTTGCTTGACCAAGATCCGCTTCCATACGTGCAAGCGACATTCCCATTTCAACTAAGAGATTTGCAGCTATTATTTGAGCCATGTTTATTCCCAACTCTTAAATGGAGCCAAACCAGTTTTAATCTGGTCTGTCAATTCTTCTTTCTTGTCTTTTTCGGCCATCAATTCATCGCGAATTTTAAAGAATGCTTGCCATTCAGTTAATTCATCAGCATCAAGTTTTGATAACATTTCCTTGACAGTCATTCCTAGCTCATGTGCGAGGTTAAAGTAAAAAAACCTTATACCTCGCTGACGGAGTTTTTTTCTGCTTTGTCAAGATCATCATGCTTGAGGCCGTTTAGCCACTGTGCTACTTCAAACAAAACATCAAGAGCGTCAGCAGATTTCGCTCCTAGCACACGAATATCAGCATCACAGAAAATTCGCTTATTATTTTCATCAACAATGACACGCGCCAGGAGTTTTGCTCGCATATCATCACGATTCAATTTAAGCTGGCCCTGTTTTCTCCCATCACCAGGCTTGAATTCATACATCGAAGTTTCATATGAATCTCGCTCGGTGCCTGTCATGACTTTGATGCGAACTGTTCCATTCCATTGCGGAACATAAACATCCTCATACCGAATATCATCAACTTCTAAAATCTGTGCTTTAGTTAATAACATAACCTTTTACCTCCCTAAAAATAATAAATTATGCAATCACCGATGAATAAGTGCAAGCTCCAGCAATTTCTAAAGTGACTGTTCCTTTGACCATTTGATCAACAGCACCTGTGATTGCAAAGCCTGTAACATATGCATCAAAAATGATTCTCGTTCTTGAAGCTTCAACCGTCGTATCACTTAATTTAATAACGGCCTTTCTCATTGTTCTACTTGCTCGGTCTGACCGCAATTGAGCTTGTACGGTATCTGCTGGATTGTAAAAAATATCAAGAGCACACTGCCCTTCATCTCGTAGACCCATCACTTTCTCTTTAGCAACCGAAGCCAAGTTTGTTGCATCAATAACTGGAGCGGATCCAGAAGGCCCGTTAAAGCCAACAACCGAACCAATCACATTGTCTGCACTTGTCGTCGGTGAAGTAGATCCAGCACTTGACCAATAAAGAAGTGTTCCTTGTGCATTAAATGTTGCCATATTATTTTTCTCCTAAATTAAACTGCAACGGTCGTTAAAGCAACGGCTCCAGTGATTTCAATCGTTCCAGTCACTTTCACCATTTGATCAACAGCTCCAGAAACTGCAAAGCCAGTGCAGTATCCTTTACCATCTAACTGATATCGTTGCGTTGTAGTTTGTAAAATTTTAATTGCCCAATGTCCTTTCACTCGATCTGCCCGGCATTCTCTTAGTTTAGTCTGCCCGGTATCTGCTGGATCAAAAAACATATCAAGTGCAATTTGTCCTTCATCAGCTAAGCCCATCCGCTTTTCTTTTGCAGCAGATAAAAGATCCGTTGCATCAATAACAGGGGCAGAGCCAGAAGGGCCGTTATAACCTACGACACCACCAACTGAAATTACAGTCGAGAGTGCTGTTGTAGTAGACCAATAGACTACCGATCCTTGTGCATTTCCTATTGCCATTTTCTTTTCTCCTCAATTATTCTTGATTCCATACTGAGTAATCTAATGCATCTTGATAAAGGTTAGATTCCCAATCGTAATCATCATTTTCATCTTGTAATGTTGCAATGAAACCAGAAGCAGTTTGCATAATAGCATGTACTGCTGCTGCTAATTCTTTTGCTCCAGTATAAGTGCGCGATAAACACATGATGCGAATTCCAGGATTCTCCCATCCCGTAAAACCTTCTAATGAATATTCCCGATGGCCGCTCAACCGCGAATAGACGAGAGTTGGGAAGGCTGCAACTCCCTGCGGTAGGGCCACCGGGAAAATCCTCGTTGAAGTAATCACTGTTATTGCAGAAGAAGCACTTAGTAAATCAAATATTTTCTTTTCAACTGCCACTTATCTTTCCCTCCATTGTGCTTTTCCGATTTCAACAGCTAATGTATTGACAATTTTATTAATGACCTTATCAACATTTTTAGTCAATGCTGGTCGCATGAATGGTCTGCCTGGAATTTTCTTTCGTCCTGCTTTTCTTTCTTGTGCCCATTTCTTTTGTGTCACAGCTTTATTGGATCTGATTAATCCGCGCCATTCTCGCAATGACATACCAGAAGGGCGTCCACCTTTACTGCCTGCACCACTCCACTTACCTCGCGGGCCTGTCGGGGTCCAGCCGCGCTCAATAAACAAACCGTAAAATCCTAGCTCATTTGGATAAATCAATGTGCGAATCAAAGCTCGACCTTTTGGAGGGG